CATCATAGTATCCTGGAGATAATCGTAAGGCTTTCGATATATCTGCCCTAGTAAGACTGGAAGCTGTACCCAATTTCTGTGCACTATCAATCAGATCAAGTACTGGTCGAATCTCACGGTTACGGGTAGTTTTATGAGTAGCAATAAACTCATCACCGTGATATGGCTGTCCATCAGGGAAAACACCACGAACCTCTCGAGGATCAGTTCCACCAGTATAGCCTTCCGGTGTGTGGTAACCACCATCGTAGTATCCTTCTTTTGCTGCTTCACGTGCTGACTCAGCCACGGCAATTTGAGACGCACCATATGCAACTGCAGCACCGGCAGCAATACCACCCAATATAGGACCACCAATTTTAGACATAGCTGCAAATGAATTAATAGCAGCAACTGCAGTTGTAGCAATTATCTGTGCAACCTGAAGCGCAAATTCAGCATCGGCATTTTTAGCCCTTATAGAGGCAAGTTCTTTGTTTTTTTGAGCCTCTATTTTAGTAGTATCTTTGCCGGCTTTTTGTGCAGCATCAATTTGTTTTTGATACTTTGTCTCTATCGATTTTTCTTCGGCCGACTGGAATCCCTGCAGAGCATTTGAGAACACTCCTGAAATATCCGAGATAGCACCTGCAGTATCTTTGAAGTTTTTTGTATTTACTTCGAATTCTTCTGCAGCTAAAATCCTGCGAACCTTAGTGGCATCCTTTTCAGATACTAGCCCTTTATTTACATACTCTTGCAGAATTTTAAGTTCAGTTTCTTTCTGCAGTTTAAATCTACTAAGTTCATCAAGACCATACTTTTCCTTGAATGATGATATTAATTGATACGTTGTTTCTGAGTTATCAATTAACTTCTGATTGATCTGCTTAGTAATTTTGTCAATTTCATCTGCAGATAATCCTTGTATTGCAAGCTTACGCCTCATAAAACTCAACTCCAGGGAAATCATTTTATCTTTATAGATCTGTTCACTCATTTGAGTGGTCAACCGTTCATCTGCCAACATTTTTTCAGCATCTTGTTGCTCTTTATCAAGATTTTTCAACTCTACAACAGCCTGTTTTGTTGACAGCTTACGCATTGCCTCATTGTGTTGCTCTTCTAAAATACGTAACGTTTCCAACTGATCAGCCGTCATTTTTTCTTTATCAACACCAAAAAGACCTAATTCACGAAGGCGATTAGAATATGATTGATTTTCCGATTTAATCGGATCAGCGTCCAATAGTATTTTCTTGATCTTGTTATTTTGCTCAATCTGTCTATCTAGTGCCTTTTTATCAATTTCAGCAATTTGTTTATTCAGATCCAATTTTAGACCGGGATCCGTAATTACTTTCAACAACTCCTGAAGCTTTTTCTTACGCAAACTATCATAGTTATCCTGTTGATCCAATAACTGTTGATTATAATCGTATTCGGTTTTAATGTCACCATCAATATACTGTTGTTTAATAGCAGCTATTTTTTTCAGGTTATCATTTTCAAGTTCCTGCATAGCCTGGTCAATCTTCTTTTTTTGTACTGCAGTTTTATCAGGCGATGAAGTTCCTCCGGATGTAGAAGGGGTATCTGATGTAGGCTTATTCGCTTTCTCCAACTTCTTTGTTTCAATATATTTCAATTGAGCATATTTAAAGGCAGCATTTGCTTCAGCTACTTGTTTATTGTAAAAATTCCATTCCGATGAACCTTTTTCAGAGTTATCTCTTAGTTCTGATTTCAGTTTCATCATTTTTTTGGCCTCATTCATTAATCCATCATAATATCCTGAAGTATTCATTCGTTTTACTTCTTCGTCATTTTTGGCGGCATTCGCACGAAAAGTGGATGAAGCATTTTCGTAGCTTTTTATATTAGCAGATAATTGGCGATCTTCATCTTCCAATGCTTTTATTTTTGCCTCATTGTCATTCTGTGGTTGTGATCGAAGTTTATTCAATTCGTTTTGAATTTCAATCTGACGTTGCATGGCTTTCACCGAAGCTTGCTCGTAAGCCTGACTTTTTGAGTTGAGCGCCACAGAACGTAACTTTAGGTCATATTGCTCATTTACATCGGCCAGTGCCTGTGCAAGCAATTCATTAGTTACTTTTTCTTTATCAATAAAGGAAATGAAGCCGGGATATTTAGCGTTTAGTTCGTCAATTAATCGGTTACGAGTGGCCTGATTATCATTAGTATTTATAATTGCTGTAACTAAGCCGGTCAACTGAGCCTTTTCTTCCATGACAGCTTTTGAGTTTTCAGCAAAATTATTACGGTAATCTTCCATCACACCGTTGGCTATTTTCTGCGCTTCAGTAAGCTCATTAGCTTTATTCAAATACGAAATCAAATAAACAGTAGCAATAGCAATAGCAGCTGCAACCAATCCCCATATATTTTTCATCATAGAGGCATTGAGCTCATTTTGAGCAGCCAATAATCGAAGTTCGGCAATTGTAGCCTGTCCGGTCAATGCAATACGAGTACGAAGAGCTACAATTTTTAGATAATCAGCTACCTTTTCAATTACTGCTAAAGCTAATCTAGCCTTAGTAGCCATGTTTGACAAATTTACAACAGTGAGATAAGCTGTTAATCCGGCTACGAATGCAACTATACTAACCTTGTTTTCTTTCAAAAACGTAGGTAATTGCATCAGCAATTTCATAAAGTTAGTTCCGAAATTAGTAGCCTTTAGCATGGCAGGGTTTAGATTCTTCACCAGTTCCATTCCCAACTCATTGAAACGGTTCTGTGCTTGGGCCATTTGTGCCGTAATGGTTGATGTCTGAATTCTTGCCTGACGCATAGCTACATCGGTACCGGTTACCGAAACACGTAGTTTATCATAAGCATCTACATTTTGAAGAAGAATAGTTCCTGCAGTAACATTTTCGGCTCCAAATATCTTTTGCAAAAGTGCATCACGTTGTAACGCATTTGCTTTTTTATCCATTTGCTTATTGACTTCAATAATGGCATCACGCACATTAAACTGACCTGAAGCATAACCAACTCCGGCTTCTTTCAATTTCAATAATGCACCACGAAGTTTTGTACCGGCTTCCTCTCCTACCAGTTGTTTGCTGGCTAGTACCTCAAGCATGGCCACAGTATCTTCCATGGTCATATTACTATCGTTGGCTACTGTACCAACGTTCTTAAGCGATCCGGCTAAGCTGTCAGCTTCAGCAGATCCTTCCAATGAACCGGCTGCAATGGAATTGATAATACGAGTAGCATCTTTACCCGTAAGGTTGAACTGATTCATAGAAGCAGTGACCACTTCGAATGCCGTTTCGACTGGAACTCCGGTGGCCGCCAATGTCAATGCTTGTTTAGTCACATCGGCCATAGCCTCTTTGTTTTTCAATAGTTCCGGACGCTTGGATCCGATAACGGTGAAACCGTCCATGATTTCTTTGGAAGTAGCTGTGATGCGTACGCCCGCCTCGGTGGTAGTAGTACTAAGTTCTTTGGCATACTGACGCATCCAAGCCACCGATTTATCATCTAGTCCGGTAATGGCTTTCAGGTTAGCGGAACTTTGCTCAAGCTCATTCCGCATATCCATGAACTTTTTAAGTCCAAGCGTCAATCCGGTAACAGCTGCAAGACCGGCTGTAAAAATGGCGAAGTACTTATTAAACCCGTTTGCTAGTCTTGAAAAACCGCCTTCAGTATTTTTCGAATACTTATCGGCAGCTTTCTCCATATTGCTATATTCCTTGGCAATTTGTTTCTGATAATCTTTATGTTCAACGAGTAATGACTTCAGGTATTCAATTTTCTTTGCATGAGCTACATAGTTATCAGCTCCCATGGTCATTTTTGACTGTTCATTCGTTAGCTTTTTCATTTCTCCGGATATTGCCTTCACAGAGTTAGCTACCTCTTTACCATCGATATAAATCGAGACGCCACGTTTTGCTATTTTATCAGCCATTTTTGCTCGTTTTTTGAATTAAAAATTTATCAATTTTCTCAAGTATTTGATTCATGGCCATATCACCATAAAACTCCTGAACTATATCAGCAACTTGTACCAGACCGGTTCGGATTTCTACATCAAACCAATCATCCGCTGACCGCTTAAATCCGGTACTTAGATCTATTTTTGATTTAGGGTTATGACTACCACGAATGACAGAATTACCTTGACGAATATATCCACGACCAACCCCATAATGACGAAATACCCCACGACGGAGAAAATTGAAATTGATAGTAGAAATATGTCCGAAATTCCTTTTATATGAATTTGAAAGAGTAGAAGCCAATTCACCGGAAGCCTTTGGAGCATTGCCGGCCATCTTCGACCTGGTTGTTACGGTCCATGACTTTATACGGTCATTGAACTCCTCTACTGTCATTATTTTTGGCGTACTATTTTCCATATAAATATTATTTTACGATACAAATTTCGTCAGATTACCACCTTTTTAAAAGGACATAAAAAACAGAATGCCCGACTTTCACAAGCCCGGCATTCTTCCTCTTTTAAAAATCTATACTATGTAAAAAAAACAAAAACTATGACTTAACCCTAAATATCTTCAGGACAAAAACAAACAATTTCGAAAAAGCACCAAATTTTACAAGTAAACCAATAGCCACCGGTATACACATACCGGCCAAGAACCATCTCCACCAGGTTACTGAAGTTGTTTCCTTATTACTGACCTCACTGACAAGTTTTGCATTCTCTGACTGTAGTAGCTTAATGCTTGCTTCCAATTGTGACGTATAAGCCGCGTCGGAAGTTGTTTTTTCTTTCGAATTGTCCAAATATTCAGTATCTTTTTGGGACAATCTTTTACTAGTCGTAATCGTTTCAGATTTCACCGGTGGTTTATAAGTACCAATAACAATAGGCTTATCGGTGTCGTATTCTGTGATACGCGTTTCCAATGCATTAGTTTCATTTTCTATTTGCATTAACGATTTGTCCGTAATTTTTTCAGTTTTGTCCGTAACTTTTAGGCTTTCGGTTTTCGACTGATCGGTTTTTGAATCCACACTGGAAGCAACCGATTCGATTACTTTGGCTTTCTCCACTTTTTTAGTGCTGGAGCAACCCGAGAAAACGATTACAAACAATAGTAGCATTGCACTTATCCACATGCTGAAGAATGAGACAAGAAAGGGTTTTAGTATTTTTTTCATGATCTATTTGAATTTTAAATAAGCATTTGCTAGAGTAATATCATACGGTTCTCGCTTCCAAATTATAGCCATTTCTTTGTATTTAGCTCCATTGTAAAGCGTTGCTACAATATGCCAGTTATGAGCAATAATAGCAGCTTTCAACTCCTTATCGGTGTCGATAAACTTGCAGATCTGCCAAATTTGGCGATCGATTCCTTTCTTTGCATCGTCCCACATGGCGTTTACACTTTCATAACCAAGGCGTTTCCAGTGCAAACCTAGTATTTGACCAATGCCAATACTTGTGGCTTCCATGGCTGCCGTTTTGTTCTTGCTGAATGCGTCATTAAAGGCCAACCATTCTTTGCGTTGAACTTCAACCTTATTAAGCGACCATGCTCCGGAAGGTGCATAAGGTGCACGCTTTCTGTACCAGCTAGGTTCAAATTGAATAATAATTTTACCTGTTACATCGTCGAAGCCTTTTCCTCCTGTTTCGGCCGATAGAAATGCCATTACTGCTGGTGATTCAATTTTGAAACTTGCAGCTTCATTCCAAACTAGAGGTAGCAATTCTTTCATTTTGTATCCTCCTTATCTTTTAATATCGACAAATCAATATCTAAATGGCGTTCAGTTTTATCCACCATGAACTTTTGAGCAATTGCAGCCCATTTCGAACCATTACATGAACTTGCATTTTCGGTTATTGACCAGAACTGAATGCCGCAAAATACCAATGCCGTGTAATTAGCTAGATAGAGATTTGAATACATAGTAAGTATGTATTTCTCAATCACAAATGCAAGTACTATGGCAGCCATTGCTAATACTCCAGTGGTAAACGCCTTAAATAGTTTATTACTCTTTACTTTAGCATTTGTATTATGACCAGCTTTCTTCATGCGTTTTGCTAAATCCCTTGCCGACCAACAGTCGAAAATAATAAAGACAACGCAAATAAGTATAAATGGGAATGTCGGCTTAATCATAACCAGGAAACCACCGGCCATGCTCAGCGACCATTTTGCAAAATTCACTAAGTTTCGAAATAACCAATCCAGTAATAATTGAAATAAACTTTTCATAATGTGTGTATTTTAAATTTATAAATCTGCAATAATATTAGTAAACTCATTCCAATATGGTGCAGCTTGATAGGATGCTAGTGATCCTACTGCTACGTGAAGTGGTATTGTTTTATTTACATTATAAAATGTATTTGAAAATATAATTTGTGGAGTTGATCTCATATTGTTAATTAATATCAGCCCTACACAATTGTAAAATGCTAAATCTCCAATGGAAATAACTGAATTTGGTATTGTCAAATTTCCATTAAATCCAGTACACCCAATAAATGCAAGATTTCCGATTGAAGTAACTGAACTCGGAATTGTCAAATTTCCAGTTAATCCAGAACAAGTATAAAAAGCAGAATTTCCAATTGAAGTAACTGAATTTGGAATTGTAAGATTACCAATAAACCCTATACATCCTGAAAATGCTGCGTCTCCAATCGAAGTAACTGAACTCGGTATTATCAAATTACCAGTTAATCCAGAACAATTCTGAAATGTATTATTTCTAATTAATGTAATTGAATTCGGAATTGTCAAATTACCAGTTAATCCATAACAGTTGTAAAATGCTGAATCTCCAATTGAAGTAACTGAACTAGGTATTATTAAATTTCCAATTAACTCAGAACAATTATAAAAGGCTAAATTCCCAATGGAAACAACTGAATTTGGTATTGTTAAATTTCCATTAAATCCAGTACATCCAATAAATGCAAGATTCCCGATTGAAGTAACCGAACTCGGTATTATCAAATTACCAGTTAATTTTGAACAAGTATAAAAAGCAGAATTCCCAATGGAAACAACTGAATTTGGTATTGTCAAATTTCCATTAAATCCAGTACATCCTGCGAATGCTGCATCTCCAATCGAAGTAACTGAACTCGGTATTATCAAATTACCAGTTAATCCAGAACAATTCTGAAATGTACTATTTCTAATTAATGTAACTGAATTTGGAATTATTAAATTACCAGTTAATTTTGAACAATTGCAAAATGCAAAATTTCCAATTGAAGTAACTGAAATAGGGATTATTAAATTACCATTAAATCCTGTACAGTCTTGAAATGCAATGTTTGCAATTGTAGTAACTGAACTTGGTATTATCAAATCCCCAATTAATCCGGAACAATTTATAAATGAAACATATCCAATTGTAGTAACTGAACTCGGAATTGTCAAATTACCAGTTAATCCATAACAGTTGTAAAATGCAAAATCTTCAATTAA